AAGAGCAAAAAACATTAGGGAGAAATCATAAATTTGTTCGGTGGCAGTACTTACTAGACCAGTGTTAATTTCTCAGAATACCCCCCGGTATGTCTGAGGAACATTCTGTAAAAGAATGCTTTAGAGTGGGGAAAGTGAAAATATTTCTATAAGGAGAAACAAATGGAATGGATCATTTGTGGTTTGATCTTTGTAGTGCTAGCTAAGAAAGGCTTAGCAGCACAAGGTAAAAGAGTTGATGTAAAAGGTGCAGCATCACAAATTGCTGCCAATGTTACTCTAGAAGTTGCTGAGCTTCTAGAAGTAGAAGTACAAGATATCAGCAAAGGTAAGAGAGCATAAGCTCTCTTATCCTATTTCTTTTTCTTTTTCTCTCTCTCTACTCTCAAATGGACGTATAACCTTACACTGACAGATAGACCAATGAGGAAAGTGAAATTAAATCTTAATCTTAAAGGAGTCAGAAATGGCATCAGTAGTTATTCTTCAAATGAACGGAGATAAAGTTGAAAAGAGTTTGAACTATTTACCACAGGGTAAACCGTTCTATAACATTGTCTCAAAGGGAGACAAACAAGTTAAATGTGCTACTGCTGAAGAAGCTTTAGCTTGGCTTAACCAACACAAGGAAGACGAGAAAACCTATTATGTGAAAGTTCCTTCTAGCTTTCATAGCGTAGGTATCGAGTCTTTAAGGATAGCGTAAGCTATCCTTTTTCTTTTTCTTACATCAGTTTTTTCTTGACACGATCTTGACGTGAGATAGACAGACCTACGCAGTTGTCTGCACAGCAAACCGATCTTCAGATAGACACACAGTTTCTTACTCTGTTACTGTCATCAGTCTCTGTCTCTGTATCTGTTGTCTGTTACTGTCATCAGTATCAGATTAACCTTACCTAAAACTATGGAGGTAGTAAATGGTAGATATACGTATGGAGATAGAGGCTCATTATGAGCCTCTATTAGCTGAGATACATAAACGTGTATCTCAGTGGCTTATAGATTATAAGTCTGGCTTGTGGGGTAAAACCTATGAGTCTAAAGACTTACGTCTTAATAAAGTTGAAGCTGCACTAGATGATATCCCTTTGTGGGTATTAGTTAGTGTAGCTTCTAACCAACAAGAAACATTGCAGACTTGTTCTGCAAGGTTAAGTTCATTCTTAGAGGATGAAACATTGTTAGCCATCAAGACTGGTGCTGAGATACTTAGTATCTGTGATGGCTTAGGATTTAGTATTGAGAGACCTATCTATGGCGAGGGTAACACATTTATGGTTACCTGCAAACTAGATAGGCTCTCAGAGGTTCTAGCACTTCAGGCATTAGAGTTTTATCCTATGCCTGAACTAGCTATACCTAGCTATAGCAAGGATGCTAGCAGGGTTCTCTTAGGTCATAGGGAGAACAGACATAACAATGGAGTGAATATGTCTGTGTTAGCTATCCTTAGCACAGTTGGCTATAAGCTTACACCTATAGCTGCTATGACTGAGGATAAGCCTGAAGGTGTCAGAGACACTGACTGGGATAACTATCTCGAACAATGTGAGATAGTCAAGGCAGAGTTAGCTAATAAGCCTTTCTACTTTAAGTGGGCTTATGACAAACGTGGTAGGGTATATAGCAAAGGATATCACATAAATATCCAAGCTAACGAATACCACAAAGCTTGCCTTAGCTTCTCTAAATCAGTTGATCTTACAGATCGTGGTTGGTATTGGCTAAAGGTAGATATAGCCAATGCCTTTGGTCTAGATAAGCTAACGTGGGATAAGAGGGTAGCCTATGTTGATGAACATATCACTGATATGCTAGCAGACATAGATGGCTGGAGTGCTAAGGCTGATGATCAGCTACTAGCTAAGTCAGCATTACTAGCATACAAGGAGTCTCTAGTTACTGGTAAGTCTAACCATATAGTTAGGCTAGATGCAACGACATCTGGACCTCAACTGATGTCAGTTATGTCTAGAGATATAGCTGGTATGGAGAGGTTCAATGTCATAGGTAACAGTGCTAGAAGGGATTTCTACACTGAGGTAGCTACAACTATCTATGACCAAACTAGAGCTAGTAAGCTATGGGGTAGTAATCCTGATTTCAAGAAGATCAGAAAGGACATTAAGCGGAGCATAATGACATATTACTACAATAGCGAGGCTAACCCTAAGGCTTACTTCGGAGAGGACTCTGAGGAGTTAAGAGTGTTCTACGACGTTATGGCTACATCAGCCAAAGGTGCAGTAGAACTAAAAGGTTACATCAACTCTCTATGGTCAGATACTAAACTATACAATGCTTGGTATTTACCAGATGGACACTATGCTTATTGTCCTGTAATGGTACAGGATAAGAAACGTATAGAGATCAAGGAGATGAAAGGTGGTACAGCTACTATGACAGTAGTATGTGATGTGAACAAACCTTCACACGAACCACACAGATCTCTTATGCCCTCTACAATACACAGCATTGATGCCCTAATGATGCGATGGGTAGTCGAGATACTAAATGATCAAGGTATACAAGTATCTCCTATCCACGATAGCTTCGGTGTGCATGCAGAGCATTGCGATGCACTCAGAGAAGCCTATCGTAAATGCTTAGCTAGGCTGTATAAAGAGGATATTCTCAATAATATCCTTAGACAGATACAACCTGATGCTGAGTTTGAGTTACCTGAGTATAGCGAAGAGGTATACCAAGCTATCAGAGGTAACACAGAGGGCTACTATATATGTTGATTGACCTCTAGGGTATTAGTAAATGCTAATGCCCTACGGGCAATCTTGTGGTAAATAGTTGAGCTGTAAGCTCTTGCACAATAACTAAACTAAATAAATAAAGGATCAGAAATGAAAACAAATGTATCAACAATCACTTATGAGAACTTCGGACAAAACGTAACTAGCAGATTAATCACTAGCATAGGCAACCTATGGGTTGCTCTAGCTAAAAACCCCTACGGTTCACATAATTTGGTTCTAGTAACTGTAGTAGATGGTGTATATACAGCCATCAGACATGGAAACAATGCTACTCTAGCTTGGGTAGCAAGCGAACCAGCCAAAGATAGTAAAGTTAAGAAAGCAGTTAAAAGATGCTTTCAGGCTATAGGGGTAAACCCATTAGCTAATAAGCCTGAAAATAAGCTTCAACAGCTAGTAGCTAGTAATAGAGCTAGCTATATAGCTAGACTAGAAGCTGAGAGAAAAGCTAGGGTATGCCTAGTACATAGTTGCGATGGAGAAGCTATTGCAGATTACTCTGAAGAAGAGTATTGAGATAGGGAGTAATCCCTATCTAATCTTATTTTTTTACTTTGAGGAGAATACTATGGGAATGTTTAGTGAAGATATAGAGGTAGCTTCAGCTCTATATGAGGACTATCTAGAAGAACTAGAGAATAAGAAAGCAAAGCTAGAAGCTAAGAAAGCTAACGATATCTATGAGTATCATACTAATAGTGCAGGAATGAAGTATTGCATAGCAGATATGGACGATAAATATCTAGTTAATTGCTACAAGTACTTTCGTAAGAACTACGAGTATAAGAGAGCATTTAGCTTCTATATAGAGTTAAGGCTAAGGTATCCAGATAGCTGGAGAGAGAAGCTAGAGGAGAAATTGCTATGAACACTTATGGAGAATACATAATTGCTTTTCGTAGCAATGACGAAAAGCATAAGAATATGCGTACGTCAGTAAAGAGGTTGCCTAGAGAACAGGCTATTGAATACTACACTAGAAAGCTAGCAGTAGTATGGAAACTAATAGAAAATAAATCAACTACTAAGGGATAAAACATGTGTTCAAATCTAATAACACTTTATAGTGAGTTACTTCAACACCATAATGCACTAAGTGAACTTAAACTCACTGAAGCAGGCGGTAGCTTACAGCTAAAAATTAATGAGGTTTACATTTATGGTAAGCCTGATAAAGTTATTAAGGCTGAAAATAGTCCTATATGTATGCTATGGGACACCATAGAGCCAAACATAACCTATGACGATAGTGGAGCTGTAGAGTATATGGCTCTTAACATTTATAGAGGTGATGAGTATATAGGAGAGATACTGCTATGAACAATAGTAGCTTAGAATTGCTAGAGATATACGAGAAGTTAAACGAGTGGAGGGCTGAAAGGCATTTAAGCCTAGAGAATCAAAGAGTAGGTTACTACTCTAATATCTTAGAGGAGCTAGGAGAACTATCAGAGGCTATGAGAGCTAATGACAGCAATGACTATATAGATGCCTTATGTGATATTGTAGTATTTGCTGTGAATGCTCTAGAAGAGTACAAGTATAGCCCAACAGTGATGAATATCACTAGAAACACGTCTAGAGAGACACTACTGAGATTACTACTACACGAGATAGGTAAGTATGGGAGAAACTGGGAGAGTAGATGTGTATGTAATATCTACAACATCTGTAGCTTACTAGCTATCCAAGAGGGATACTCTATCTATCCTAGTATGCTAGAGACTATCAAAGAGATTAACTCTAGAACTGGTAGCTATGATCCTAGCATAGGCAAATGGATAAAGGATATGTCTCCAGAAGCTCAAGCTAAGTGGTATAAGGCTAACTACCAAAGGATAACTAATGCTTAGTCAAGGGGAGATAAGAGTAGCTGCATTACTAAGTGCTTGCTACGGTATGCTAGTCGATGATGACATAGACGAGTTATACATCGACAAAGAGACCACTGAGATGGTCAATAAGATACGTTGGGGTCTATATGATCTCTTAGTACCTTATTCATCTCACGAAGCAGAGATAGCTGTCAAAGGTAGAGTTATAGAATCTAAGCTTAAGAGAGACAAGAAAGACTATCTGATCTCAAATACTCAGTTAGCTATGGATTTACTCTACTTAGCCTTTCAACCTAACGAGAGAGGCTTTAAGAAAGCTCCTAGCAAGGTCATAGAGTGGTATAGAGAGAATAAGGACACTATCCTAGAGATCAGCTATAGATCTGTAGATAGTGATCAATTTAGAGACTCTGATGAAGGTAGCTACCTATTAGCACACGTAGCATTAGAAGCTTTTACTAAATAAACTTATAGAGAGGTAAGAATAATGGCAATTAATCAAGAGGATCTAGCATTTGTTAGAGAAGCTGTATTAGCTTGTGAAGCAGGACAAATCTTTAAACCAATAGAGGAAGGTTACACAAATATACTCTTATGTAATCCAGAGAAGTCTCTTAATTATCGTTTAGATTACATAAACTCAATCAAGATACCAGATGGGTATAAGAAAGAGTTTAAATACCCTGTATATATCAGCTACCATAGCATATTATACGGAGTATTACACAATGAGTATGGTGTAATTGTTAAGCAGATTAAGAGAAGCTATAGTGAGCTATTGTGGAGAGAGATTATCTCTAGAGACCCTTATAAAGGAGACTTAACTGAGATAATGTTTATCCCCGATAATTCAGCATACCACATAGACTGGTATAAAGTATCAGAAGGATATAACCTAGATGGACTACCAGATAGTTGTATGAAGGGTAAAGGAGATAGATTTGTCCCATTAGATAAGATAGCTGAGATGGCTGTCTTAGTTAAAGACTCTACTAATCAAATGGTAGCCAGATGTATCGTCTGGAATAAAGGTGTAGTAGAGAGAGCTAATGGAGAGAGAATAGATAAAGACCTTTATGACAGACTCTACTATGTAGATGGCTATGCTGAAGAGCTTATGATTCAACACTTAGAAACTAAAGGCATAGAACCACTATATAATCACTGGAATGGTGTTACTTTCAATCTAAGGATCAAGAACCCATTTACTAATGGTTACTATCCGTGGATGGATACCTTTAACCTATTAGCAGAGAATGACTATCTATACTGTCACGATTGGCAGGAGTATGGCTACGATAGAAGTGATATACGAGATATTATCTTCGAGAGTATAGAGGTTAAAGTTCTAGGAGCTTTATTAACTCAAGATGGATCAGTAGAGTATGGAGAATATGATGATTCTGATGAAGATGATGAGAATTACTCAAATTATGAAGAGAGATATATCCCTACTAGCAGACAAGTCTATTCTGACTATATGGGAGATATTCTTACAAATACTGAAGCCTTTATATCATCCTACGATGGAGATTGGTATCCCACTAATGGTAAAGGTTCAGTATGGCTACCTATCTATCCTAACCCTGAGAATAAACCAGATTATATAGTAGGTATAAATGATTTACACTTCTATAGCTGGAGAGATCCAGAGACAGGAGAAAAGTATCTGATACCAGAGAAGGATTCTACTAATGACTGCATAACAGGGTTTAAGATCCCTAAAGATAGAGCTATCTACATTAAGTCTAGAGGTGTCTATGTAAGCAAGGATCATAAGCTAGAGGATGTCTTAGATTACTTTGCTAAGGATAATCAAGGACATCTAGAAGATATTGAGTTAGAGGTATTAAAAGAAATGCTAATGAAGGAGAAATAAATGGATAGTAAGCAAATGATTAAGAAGACTATCGAAAAGATAATTGAGAATAGCTATGGTAATGATCCTGAGTATTTTTACAAATGCAACAAAACTGATAATCTTACTTTTGCTGATAGGAGACTTATAGCCTTAAACCAAGAGCTTGATATTCAGTGTATATACACCCAAAGGACATTAGCTCCTGAGAGATTTAAGCACCAGATCTATGTCCTATATTCAGGTATAGTGGTAGGCATATCTCTAAAGGATGGTATTCTAAGCTACTCTCAGATGAAGAAATCTAATATAGAAGCTTTTATAGAAAGTATTATAGAGATACCTGTTAGTATCTATGATGTCTCTGATAAAGCTAGAAATGAAGAGATCAGAAGGATACTTAAACTGTATGTAGATACTTCTCCTACAAAGTATAAGCTTAACACTATAGCTATATCAGAAGGCTATAACCTAAGAAACCTACCTTCTAGTTGTATGAAGGGTCAAGGCTATAAGTTTAAACCATTAGATACTATGGGTAAGATGTATTACCTTACATCTAACAAGACAACTAATATCTTAGCTAGGTGTATAGTATGGAATAGTAATATAGTCTTTGAGAGTAGTGATAATATGCCTATAGATTGTCAGTTACACGATAAGATCTATCAGCTAGAGGGTAAATATGAGGAGATATTCAAAGATATGCTCAATAAAGAAGGTATCTTACCACTAGATGAACTAGAGTATATAGATACTTGGGATTTATACATAGAGAACCCATTTAAAGATATCAAAGAGAGTTGCTATCCCTGGATGGATAGATTTAGCTTATGGGATAAAGAGCTAAATAGGCTTTACTACTATAACTGGAATGTATATGGTCATAATAGCAATGATCTTAGAGAGTTAGCTGCTGAAGTAAATACTGAGGGCTACAGAGTTCTACTATCTACTGATGGATATACCAGAGATATGGACGAAAGTGCTGGTCTAGTATGGTCTGAGTATGAGAATAGAGATATAGACGAGGATGATGCTGTATGGTCAGACAATCTAGATAGCCATATCTCGCCTGGTAATGCTATATGGAGTCAGACAGAGCATGACTACTACCACGAAGATGACTATGGCAATGGCTGGTATTACAGCTGGAACAATAGAGATGAACCTATTAACATAGATAATCCAGATTATGTAGAGTTCCAAGATATAGATGATACTAGGTATATGATACCTAAGTGTGATGCTGTAGAGGATATGATAGGGGAGCTAGATACTGACTATATCCCTAGAGATGCAGCTATAGAAATTAAGAGCTTAGGACCTAACTACTTTATCTACAACGATTATTTTGTATCTGTAGTTAAAGAACACTTTGAGAATTGCTTAGCTAATGGTCAAGGCGATGCTGAAGAGTTTGCTCAAATAGTAAGAGATTTAGGAGGAGAATGGGATTATGATGAAGAAGTTAGTTAAGCTATTACTGCTCTCACAAGAGGAGCTACTAGAGTATATTAGTAAGATATATGCTCCACTATACACTAAACAAGAGTTTGAAGGTGGGATAGTGTTTATCCCTAAGAATGTAGAGAAATATCCACTTATGTGTGCTCACTTAGATACTATCAACACACACAGAAAGACACCACTAGAGAGGTCTGACCTATATATCAACAAGGATTACATAGGACTACCTGCATCTACTAAGAAGGCTTGTCTTGGAGGAGACGATAGATGTGGTGTCTATATAGCTCTAGAACTACTAGCTAGTGGATTACCTTATGCCTTTGGCTTCTTCTTAGATGAAGAGATAGGAGGTGTAGGTAGTAAGAAGTATATCCCTCTTATGAATGATAACATCACAGCATTAGTAGGTTTAGATCGTAAAGGGTCTAATGATGTAGCTCTATATGGTTATGACAATAATAAGCTAACAGAGATATTTGAGAAGCAGGGGTATAAGAAAGCCTTTGGAACATTTACAGATGCTAGTAACATAGCAGAAGGATGTGATCTAGCTTGCGTTAATCTCAGTATCGGTTACTACAATGAGCATACTCCTACTGAGCAGATACACTTCTCAGAAACAGAGAATACTCTTAATATTCTTCGTAAGGTAGAGGTCATAAATGCTCTAGCTTCTAAGCAGTATCTAGCTGAGTTTAGGCAAGATGTTACTAGCTATTATGTGATGATTGACATAGCTAACTTTCCACTGATTGAGATCAATGGAGACGAGCTATTAGTATCAGTTACACCAAATAGTATTACTGAGCAACAACGTTTCGGTAATCTAGTAACCTATAGCTTAGAAGGCTTTGACACAGAAAAATACTTTAGCTTAGATGATCTATTCATAGAGTTAGCTTATGCTTATGGCAAAGGAGAACCATTAGTCATAGATAGCTCTAGGAAGCTCTAGGTTAAACGAACGCTTCTTAGATTATAAATGAAGCCTTAAAGGGTTAAAAGCTCTCTAAGGC